GTGAAATGTAATATACCTTGGCCCATGTTAGACTCATTGTCCATTTTAAGAGACCTATCCTTATTGAATTTCTCTTTTAGTTTTTGTAATTGAGGAAAATTGTGTTTTTTATCAGTCCTAGTGTACCAAGCTTTAACCAAACGATCAGGCAACAAACAGAATTTGTTTTGATGTCTAACCAATAAATCTATTATAAAATAAAGAAAACCTCCAAGTTGAGATTTGAATGGTAAAAATAAGTACATAAACTGAATTGGCACAAAACTAGGTCCCCACTTTGACTTATCAAATGTTAAATGAATGGGCGCTCTATTTCCTTCATATTTCTTTGAAGTGTATAGAGCTGATTTTATGCTTTCATTTTTTACTGACCCGTGTGTCAAAACCTCCCTTTTGTCTAATTTACATAAATTTCTTGATAGTGTTTCTAAAATATTAATCCTGATTCTGACTGTCATAGGCAATATCAAAATTTCTCTAACTCCACCAATTTGATTTTTCTTAAAAATATGGAAATAAGTCTCTTCTTTTTTGTATTGCTCCATCACATCAAAGGAATCCATCAAACCTTCTTGCTCTAACTCCAACACTTGTTCCATACATCTAGACCTAGAATTTTGTCTCAGTTTCATTGGATCATAAAATTCTTGTTCAAATCGGGCACTAGATTTGTATGTAGCATATTCATCCAGTGTTTTGTTTATATTTTTCTTCAGAGCACAGTCTGTTACTTTTATCCCAGCAGGGTCATCATTGTGAATCCTTAATAATTTGGACCCAATCATTATAGCTTTCCTTGAGAACATGTGGTTTTTCTTTTTTGAAAGTATCTCATCCATAAACTCTACATCATTTAGATCATTCCTATATCCCAAATGGTTCCCTGCAATTTTCACTTGTTGGAAATTTGACTCTCCCTCTAAGATTTTGTCTAAGATTTGGAAGCTTGCATGAGTTGGGTCATCTTGATTTTTGTTGAATAGCATTGTGAAGTACATTTCACACAAAATTTCAGAAAAATCTCCCATCACTTTATAACTTGATACTAGTGGTCGAGGTAATCTGATACATATTCCACCATGTCCATCCAAAAAGGTGTGTGTCTTATAATCATATTTAACATTACCAAATGACACATTTGATCCAACTCTCCATTCTTTCATCATATCAATGTAATCCATACTTTTCTTCAAACAATACAGCTGCAAGGGAGATCTTATAGCATCTGAAAATTTTTCCATAACTGATGAATATCTAGGAAACATGGATATTGAAGTCATCACCAAATATCGAACATTTTGGATCATCTTTGATGTTGATCTTTTGTCTTCCAAAAAAATCATTATCATCAATCCCAAAGCATTAGTACAATCACTCTGAATTAAATTTAGCAGACTGTATTTTGACACTTTCTCAACATCATCCTCTATTTGATCTTTTATTTCTTTAGCTGTTTTTATATCAAAACTACTTTTGTATTGCTGTGATGCTAGAGCTGCAAAAGCCATCAACACCTTGTCAAAACATCTTATATAATGATCCAGTCTATGGACATCACAGGACAACCAGCCAGAGTGGAAAACTTTGTTATCTCTGATAAGTTTTTTAAAACTCCAATGATTTTGCAAATCTTGATCCTGGTGCATTTCATCTTTATCTATTAATAATTTGAACCAGACAATATTAGCCAATTCACCAC